TCATGCCGTCGGGGTGGGTCAGGTGACGCCAGATAGGGCTGGTCATCGCGCTTTACTCTCCAGGGTCATACATTCTTCAAATTCGTCGGGGCTCCGGAAGTGGAGCGACCCATTGGCGGCATCGCGGTACGCCACGATCCGCATGCCGGAATACTCGCCCTCGCCCACGGCAGTGCCGATGCTTACGAAGCGCCCGCCGTCGCAGTTGTCGACGTAGACGGACACGGTGCGGATGGCGCGGGTAGGGACTTTATGGCCCCTGCTCAGCTGGTCTATCTGCTCGTTCAGGTCGTCCACCTGCTGCATGGCGGCCAAGGCGTTCTGCTGCGCCTCACTGCACCAGGCGGCCTCTTGCTCGGCGACCTCGCGCCAGTGCTCGACCTCCGGCCAGATCGACGGGATGACGTTGACGCGCGCCTCGCGCCCCTCGGCCTCTGCCACAGCGGCCAGCATGAGCGCGAAGTTCTCGGCGTGCGCCTTGCTGCGCATGGGGTAAACCGTGCCTGCTTCGTGGTCCTGGACGGCCCACAGGTCGATGCGCCGACGCATGCCGGACAGGTTCTCCGGCGCCACGGTGTCGATGCGTTGTTGCATCTGCAAGTCCATGCCACGGCTGTGATAGCGGCGAACGTCGCGCAGCGTGGCATGTAGATCCGCGATGGTGCGGGTGTGGAACTCTTGAGCGCGGCGCACCTGGCGCAGGTCGGCCGTAACCTCGGCCAGCAGTTGCGACATATCAGCCATCAGCTGTTTGTCGCAGCCGCCATTGGCCAGCGCCTTACCAGCTCGCTCGATCAGGGCGACCGCCCGCTTTTCAGTGTCTTCCGCGCGTTTCATACCGTGGGCACCTCCCCAATCGCATGAATCTGGATCCCGGTAACGCCGCTATCGCTGTCGTTCGCCATGGTCTTCAGCTCACGGGAGATAAGGCGCAGTTGTTCAGCGGTGAAGTGGCCTTCAATCAGGCCGGTGATGCGTATGAGCGCCGTTCCCTCGGCGGGCTTCTTCTTGTGTTCTGCAACGATCAGCTCGCGCATGGCTCAATTCCTTCTTAGGCGGGTTGCATCGGAAACACGCGCAGCCGATGGCCGATCTGCGCGTGGTACGGCAAACAAACGGGGCACTCATGGGGTTGCTCAGCAGAGGCCCGACCAATCCCGGTTGACTGGTCGGGCGGCAGGTTATTGCGTTTGGGTTTGCTGGGTTTTCAGGGCGTCGATGGTCAGGCGCAGCTCAAAGTGCCCTTCCAGGTAGCTCTCGACGGCCTGGACCAGCACCGTGTTCATGCTGCTGTGCGTGGCCTTGGCCTGGGCCTGTACGCGATCGCGCAGGCCGTCAGGCAGGCGCACGACGAACTTGTCCATGTCGCGCGAACTCATTGCTCAGCTCCGATAACTTCGCGGTGGCCGTGGGAGTCCATCGGGCTAATAAGTCCCTCCTGTTCCATGGCCTCGATCATCCGTGCCGCCCGGTTGTAGCCAATCTTTAGGCGGCGCTGGACGGCGGCGACCGATGCGCGGCGCGTGGTCCGAACGAAGTGGCGCGCATCTGGCAGCAGCGGATCCTCGCCTTCGGCCAGATCCTCGGTGGCGGCTGGCGCCTCGGCAGCCTCTGCGTCAGGCGCCTTTTCGTCGGGCTCCTGGTAGCCGAACAGGTCGCACAGCGCCTGGATGGTGGCCACCAGCTGCAATACCTGGACGCCCGCGGAGTGGCGCCAGAGTTCTTCGGTAGTGTCGAAGTCGGGCGTTTCGTCCTCCAGGCCGCTGAGCAAGAAGTCGATCTTGCGCAGATGGAAGTCCTTGGTCAGCACGAAAGACACGGCGTCGGCGTGGACCAGCTCCAGGCGCGGCACTTCCATGCCGGCGTTGAGCGCTTCCACCAGACCTTTTTGCGCGTGGTCCAGGTTCTCCAGGTCGAAGGATGCCTTGGCGCCCTTTTCGCCCGTCAGAGCGATGGAATCGCCGACCTTGAAGCCCTCGAAAGCGGTGCGGTCGCAGTATTCGCCGTCAGTGTGGGCGCCGTAGTAGCGCTTGAGGCGCGCGGTCAGACCGCCCTTCACGTCGCTGACCCATATGGTGCGCGTCTCCAGTGCGCCGCACGCCTCGATCAGCATGCTGACCATGCGGCACGCCACCACCTTGTTTGTGGTCGGAACGATCAGCGTGGTGCTCTCGATGTGGTAATAGGCGTTCAGCTCGGAGCGCTCAGGGAGCGTGTTCTTGACCGTGTTGGTGTACAGCTCGTCCTTGATGGCGCCCGCTTCCTCGTCGGTCAGCTCGCGTTCCAGCTCGGCGGCCTTGGCTTCCAGCGCCTCGAACTGCGCCAGGCGCAGCGCCTTGATGGAAATCGGTCTCACGTCCGAGCGCAGGCGGAACGCGAAGCCGCCGGGGAACTCGGCCACCAGGCGATCATCCTGGACCGGCACAAAGCCGGACGCGCTGGCCTGGGTTTCCAGTACGGGCACGAACGGCTTTTCGGCCAGGTGCTCGGCGAGCGCGACGGCGCTGGGAAGCGTGGCCTTGTAGGTGATGGCGTTGCGGATCAGTTGCATAGGGGTATGTCCTTGTTGTGTGCGATTAACGGCGCCGGCGGGCCTTGGCGGCCTTCTTTGCGGCAAGTTCGGTTGCAGGGATCAGCACGTACAGCGTGTAGTGCTGGTCGATGACGCCAGGCGTGGCCTTGACCAGTTCGTCGGTCTGGCGGTGCGCCGCGACGATGGCCTCGGAGTACGGGAGGCGGTCACGGCCGCCCTTGGTAAGGTCCATTTCCAGCAGGTGCGCCGGGCGCCTTCCCTGGGCGTCCAGCGGGCCATTGGTGATGACCGTCGACACGATCCGCCAGCGCTGGCGGGACTGCGCGTAGGTGCGCGGCCCGACCAGCTCAGGGGTCATGCCGTAGAGCCGGCCTGCTGCGCCATGCTCGCGGTGCCGGTACTCGGCAATCTTGATTGCCTTGAAGTTGTGCATAGGGGTTGCTCGAGCTGTCAGGTCAGCAGGCAGCGGAAGCCGCGATAGGGGTCCGAGAAGGGAATGTCATCGTCGAAGCTGTCGTAGTCCGGCGGCGCGGGATGGCTAGGTGCCTGGCGCGTCGGCTGCCGCTGTGCGGGGTGGTTGGCTGGGCGCTGGCTGGTTGTGCGCTGCTCGCGCGGTGCCGCGTCGTTGTCGCCAGCCCCTCGCCCGCCAAGCAATTGCAGGGCGCCGTTCATGTCCACCACGATTTCCGTGGTGTAACGCTTCGCGCCGTCTTTCTCCCATTCACGGGTCTGCAAGCGGCCTTCGATGTAGCACTGCGAGCCTTTGCGCAGGTACTCGCCCGCAATCTCGGCGACCTTGCCGAACAGCACGATGCGGTGCCATTCCGTGCGTTCTTGAAGCTGGCCGGTCTGCTTGTCTTTCCAGGAGTCGGTGGTGGCCAGGGATAGGCTGGTAACGGCATTGCCGTTGGGCATGTAGCGGACTTCGGGGTCCGAGCCGACATTGCCGATCAGGATGACTTTATTGACGCCGCGCGCCATGGGATCTACCTCGCAAGGAAAGCCCCGGCGAGCCGGGGCGGTGGGTGGTTAGCTGGCGGCGGCTACCGGACTGGAGAGGCGCACGCCTGGTACAGCGAAGCGAGCGCCCTGCGCGCGCACCAGTTCGTCCAGGATCGACTGATCGACCTGGAGCACCGAGAGCGGCGCCAGTCCGTCCGCTACAGCCTGGACCAGTGCGGCCAGGTCGATGACCTCTGCGCGGAACGCCTGCGCAACCTTGGGAGTGGTTGCCGCTGGCGCCGGCCGGCTAAGTGGTCGGCTGACCGACTGCTCCGCTATAGGCTCAACCGGGAGCGCTTCGGCGATCGGCTCGGGCTCGGCTACAGGTGTCGAAACTGGCACCTCTGCTGCTGCGGCTACCGCTGCCGCCGCCGCTTCCGCGTTCTCCTGCTCGATGCGCTCGCGTTCTTCGGCGCGGATCCGCTCGCGTTCTTCCTCGCGGCGCTTTTCCTCGGCTTCCTCGAACTCGTTAATGCGCGCCCTAATCAGCAGCACCAGATCCTCGTTGTCTTTCTGGACCAGCAGCTGAGCGTCGCGGAACAGGTGGACATGCCCGTTCGCCAGCTCGCGCAGCGAGGCCAGGTTGATTTCGATTTTCTCGGCAATCTCGTTGGCCTGGAGCTTGAGGCGCGCCAGCTCGGTGTCGGCGGCGTTTTGCAGGGTGTCGATGGTGCGCTTGCCCTTCATAACCGACGCGAAGTCGGCGTGTATCGGCGGCAGCGTTACGCGGGCCAGGCGATTGTTGATCGTCGCAACGTGCGCAGCGAAAGCGTCCTCGGCGCCCTTCTTGATTTGCAGCCGGCGTGCCTCCTTCTGCGCCTTGACCAGCTTGTCCAGCTCCAGGCGAGCCGTGCGGGCCTCGGCGGCAATCTCGTCCAGGTCGAGGAACAGCTGTTCAATCGTCTTGGTCTGGCCGAGTGCCTGCGCTTTGGCCTGGGCAATGCTCTGCTCGACCTTTTCGCACCACTTCACCGTTTTCTCGGCATCGGCAAAGTGCTGATCGGTGACTAGCTCGCGGTTGATCGAGTGGATCACGTCCAGGGCGTGTGCCTTGAACTCGTCCAGGTTGCTCGCCACCACCTCGCCGCGCACCTTGACCACGACGGCCGGCAGGTTCTCCGGCGTGCGTCCGACGGCGACCGGCTTGGCTTCCTGCGGCACGTAGTTGGCCAAGTCTTCTTCGAACAAGCGCCAGCCGGCGACCAGCTTCTCGGCGCGACCGGGTACCGGCGTGTATTCCATCCAGACCATGTTTTTCTCGGTGCCGTCCGACACAACGAAAATCACGCGACGGGCCTTGGCGACCAGCAGCTGTTGCTCCAGCTGCCAGTAATATTCGGCCGGCAGATCCTTGTCGCGGACGGCCTGGGCCAGCGTCTCGTTCCACATTTTGTGTTCGTAGAGCGTGTCGCGGGCCATGGTGATGCCGTCGAACGATGCCAACAGCCAGCCCTCGTCGTCGGTGGCGGTGGCCGGGAAAAGGTCATCGTCGATCAGTCTCTCGATGATGGGGCGCATCGACGCCTCGTAGGCGTGGCCTTTGTCGAACAGGTTCTTTTGCACCCACTCGCTGTAGTCGCGCTCGCTGCCGGTAGCCTTCATGTGCAGCAGCTCGTTACGGCGCAGCTTGGCGCTGTCACCCATCATCACGGGCGCTTCGCTGGCGGTGAAGTGCTTGGCGCGCTCGGCGTGCCATTGGTCAGTACCCTGTACGGTGTCGATTAGTTTCATTGTGCGACCTGCTGTGGCTGGGATTGGGGCTTGAACGCGCGCAGCGTGGCGAGCTGTTCATCGGTGAGGGGGTACTTGAGCTTGAGCATGCCGGCGATGTACTCGGCGTCGTGTTCGCCGGATTCGATCATCTGCTGGTAGCTCGGCAGGTTCTTGGCGAAGCGGTCGGCGGGGAAATACTCGATTCCCGGCTCGGCGCTCTGCTGGTCCTGCTGCGCAGCCTGGGCGCTGGCTTGCTGCGGTTCGGGGTCCGTGTAGTTGCCGTCGTTGTCTTCATTCACGATCGTTACGTTGAAGATCAGCACGGTGAGATAGCGGCGCGCATAGCTGTAGGTGCTGCCGTGGGCCTGTACGCCGGTCTTGTTGGCATTGCCGCGTGCGCCGGCGCCATCCAGGGGAAGATCCACCTTGTAGCGCTTGACGTGTCCGAGTTCGTGCATCACATCGCACACGACCCGTACATGCCCGGCGAGCGCGGAATCTTCCGTGCCAAACGATAGGGCCAGGCCTTCGGCGGTATAGATCGGCGTGGCCTGGCGGTCTATCGCCTCCAGGTTGGCGAAGTAGCTGTTGGTGTGCGTGTTCAGCGAATCACGCACGACGGGCTTGATGCGCCCCTGGGCGCGCACCATGGCCGCATTGAAGGCGGCTGCGGCGCTGCGATCGACGATGCGTTCGTGCATCGTCATCATGCGC